CAGCTCAAGCTCCCGCGTGCCGAGAAACGCCCAGCGCGTCTGCTCTGTATGCCGCGCGGCAGCCGCGTAGAACAGCAGTTGCTTGTTGTTCTCCGCCTCGACCGCCACCCCATCCCCGAACTTCCAGTCTAGCACGATCGTGCGCTGTCCGAGCCGTCCGATGAGATCCGCGCTTCCCCATGCGTTCGGGATGAGCGAGCCAAAGCTGACGCGCGCCTCGATCTCGACTTCCATGTCCTGATAAGGGTCGATCTCGTCGAGCGCGTCCAGCGCGACCTTCAGTTTGTCCTCAACCAGCTCTTTCGTCAGCACCGTGCCGTTCAGCTCGCGCCCGATGAAATTATCGGGAAGGGCGGTGTCGCTCAGGAGAATCTGCGCGATGGCGTCATGCAGCAGCGTGCCCTCGTCCGCGTAGCTGCTCGCGGGCTTGACGGGCATTTTGGCGACCAGCGCCACGCTGCCGGGGCAGTTGATGACGCGCGATGCGGTGGAACCGCCGACGAGAGTTGAGTGCATGTGACCTCCGTTTTGAAATCATCCTATGCCGACAAAAAGGGGTTGTCCAGAAGTTTTTGACAGCGTACAGTTCGCGGCATGGAGAAAGACATCGAGCGCCATCTGGTCAAGCGCGTCCGCGCGGTCGGCGGCGAGGCGTACAAGTTCGTCTCACCCGCGCATCGCGGCGTGGCGGACAGGATAGTCTGCCTGCCCGATGGCAGCACGTGGTTCGTTGAGTTGAAACAGGCAGGCGGGCGTCTGTCAGCACTACAGAAGGTATTCGCGCAGGACATGGCGCGCATGAATCAGCGCTACGCCTGCCTATGGTCCAAGGAGGACGTTGATGGATGGATCACTGAAGCAACAGGTGGGCGGGACGCATTACAAGGGGCTGCCGATCCAGCCAGTTGAGTTCATTCACGCCAATAGCATCGGTTTTCTCGAAGGAAATGCTATCAAGTACCTGTGCCGCTGGCGTAATAAGAACGGCATTGCCGACCTTGAGAAGGCGCGGCACTACATCGACATGCTGATAGAACTCGAAAGCCGATGAAGCTGCGCCCGTACCAGGAAGAAGCGGCGGACTTTCTGTTCGAGCACGACCGCGCGATGATGCTGGCGCCCGTGGGCGCAGGCAAGACCGCCGCGACGCTCGCCGCGATGCAAGACTTAGTGCACCTTGAAGGCACGCGGTTTCTCGTGGTCGCGCCGCTGCGCGTGGTCACGCACGTCTGGCCGGTCGAAGCGCCGAAGTGGGCGCCACGGCTGAAGGTGACGGTCGCCTGCGGCACGCCCGCCCAGCGCGCGGCAGCGCTTGCGTCGGATAGCGACGTGGTGGTGATTAACTACGAACTGTTGCAGTGGCTTGCGACGCAGACGCTCGCATTCGACGCGGTGGTGTTCGATGAACTGACGCGGCTCAAGAACCCAAGCGGAAAACGATTCAAGGCGGTCGAGAAGATCTTGAAGCAGGTTCATATTCGCTGGGGTTTGACGGGCTCGTTCACCTCGAACGGACTCGAAGACGTGTTCGGGCAGTGCAAGATCATCGACCAGTCACTGCTCGGGCGCAGCAAGGGCGCGTTCATGCAGCAGTATTTCTCCTGCTCGGCTTACGCCGGGTTCGACGACTGGACGCCGCTCGAGGGCTCGCTGGAGCGCGTGATGGAGCGCATCAAGCCTGCGACGTATGTGCTGGAGCCTGGCGTTTACACCGACACACTGCCGCCGCTGCACGCGGTCGAGATCCGCTCGACGATGGCGACGCGGGCGCCTTACGACGACATGCGGCGGGAGTTCGTCGCCGCGTTCCCGGATGCGACGGCGGTGGCGCAGAACGCTGCCGTGGTCACGCAGAAGTTACAGCAGATGGCGTCCGGGTTCGTTTACACCCCGTCGCCGGTCTGGTTCAGCTCGCACCGGTTCGATGCGCTTGAGGGCGTGCTTGAAGAGAACCAGCGGGCGAATACGATTGTCGTCTACAACTACAAGGAAGAGCTGGCGGAGCTGAAGCGCCGCTACCGGCACATCATCACGCTCGACGACGCGAACGCGATCGAGCGCTGGAACGCGGGCACTGTGCCGCTCTTGGCGCTGCACCCGAAGTCTGCCGGTCACGGGCTTAACCTACAGCACGGCGGCTCGCGGATCGCGTTCCTGTCGCTGCCGTGGAGCCTTGAGCTGTACGAGCAGACGGTCGGGCGGCTGCACCGTAGCGGACAGCGCCACGACGTGTGGTGTTACGTGTTCCTGACCGAGGACACCGTGGACGAGCGCATCTGGTCGGCATTGCGGGACAAGCGGTCGCTCAGTGATATAGCGATGGAGGCGTTGAAGTGAACGTAAAACTACTGAAGGCCAAGCTGAAAGCCGCGAAGGCGGAAGAGAAGCAGTGGGCCAAGGTATATAACCGAGCCGAGCGCGCCATGCTGCGCATCGGGCGTGAGATCGACAAACTGGAGGAGAAAATTGATGGAGCGGTACAGTTGGCGAGCGCTAAACAAGCACCTGGCGCTGATGACGGAAGAGCAGGTGTTGGCGTTACTCGAATCCGAACGCGAGGGGTCTCGGCGCGTTTCGATTTTGGAGCGCCTGCACCAGCGGTACACGATGCTGAGAGCGGAGCGTGAGCGGTTGGAGATCATGAAGGAGGCAAAGGCACCATGAGCGAACGCTGGTGGGTCGTCATGACCAAGCAGGGATACATGATTACCAACCAATTGTGGAGCGAGAGAGATGCCGTGCGCGGGCCTTTCTCTTCCTACGAAGATGCTGAGGAGTACCGCGACTGGTGGGAGCAGAAGCAGATGTCACGAGAGCGCGTGGCGGCGTATGTCGTGATTCTATGGCTCGGGTTCGGAATGATCGTATTTGCCGCAGCGGCGGCGGAACTACTTAGGGGACTATTTCGATGAGAAAAGAAACGAAAGTGCCGATTTTGTGGGAAGTCGCGATGGCTGCGGCGCGGAAGAAGAGCAAACCGCCGCCTGCCAATCGCAAGTTTCCCGGCGTCGAGCGGCTGACCAAGATGCTGGAGACGATGACGAGCGCAGAGATCGCGCGCGAGTTGCGCGTGACGCAGCACACGGTGACGAACTGGGTAACTGAGCATCGGTTAAGAGATAAAGCCGTGCACATTCGAATTTTGCGCGAGCAAGAGCGTCAAGCCCGCGACGAACGCCGCCGCGTTGCCGCAGCAGAGCATCTCGGCAAGATCGAGGGCGGCGTCATGGCTATTCACGCGCGGACGCGCATGAGTAAGGCGCAGGGGATCAATGGCTGGCGGTATAGCAGACCATGGCTTGTCTAGGCATCAACCACGGGCGAGCGCGGATCACGGAGGATGACGTGCGCCTGATCCGCACGCTACATGAGGAAGGGTTGAGCTATCGCGTCATTGCGCGCAAATTCGATGTCGGCAAGACAACGATTGAGCATATTGTGACGCGTCAGACGTGGAGGCATGTGGAATGACTGCGTTAACTTCTATTGTTGATGTTGATGATATCGTTAAAACTCTCAGCGCATCTTTTGATTTTGAGTTTGACGGCGCTTCAACTTTTACGCCTCCGCCAATGCCAATCCTTCCAGAAGAATTTGGTATTGGCTTGATTGTTGGCCCATCTGGTAGCGGGAAAAGCTCTCTGCTTAAACGTTTCGGTGTTGAAGCGTCTATTGAATGGTCGAGAGACAAGGCGATCTGCTCTCATTTTGAAAGCGCTGAAGATGCGCAAAAACGCTTGGCTGCTGTTGGGCTAAACAGCATTCCGACATGGATGCGCCCTTACCATGTCTTGTCTACCGGAGAAAAGTTTAGAGCGGATCTTGCGCGCAGGTTGCGCGACAACGCTGTGATTGATGAATTCACCAGTGTAGTTGACCGCAATGTCGCCAAAGCGTGCGCGTATGCTTTGCGACGCTACTGCAATAAAGAAGGAGTAAACGGGTTGGTGTTGGCCTCGTGTCACTACGACATTGTTGAATGGTTGCAACCTGATTGGATATTTGACACTAGCACCGGCTCGCTTGCCGGAAGGGGGTCAGAAAGGCGACCTCTCATCGAATTGGAAATCGTTCCTTGTTCGCACGAAGCTTGGGCAATGTTCGGCAAGCATCACTATTTAGATCACGCCTTGAACAAAGCCGCACGTTGCTGGCTAGTTGTTTGGAAAGCAGTGCCAATAGGATTTGCTTCGGCTCTTGCGTTTCCAAACGGAAACATAAAAAACGCATGGCGCGAGCATCGCACCGTTGTCCTTCCTGACTATCAGGGCTTAGGGGTCGGCGTCCGTATTTCTGACGCAATTGCTCGGCTTTTCTTTAGCGAAGGCTGCCGCTACTTTTCAAAAACATCTCACCCACGAATGGGCGAATATCGGGAGGCCTCGCAATTGTGGAAGCCCACCAGCAAAAATCGAAAAGCGCGAAAAGATTACAACCCAAACAAGAAAACAAAAGAAGATGGACACAAGATGCGGCACGCATCTAGGGTTTGTTATTCTCATGAGTTTATTGGTCCGTGACGCGGCAGACGTGGAGGCATATAACATGAACGACCCCCGCTCAATCATGCGCATGGCGATGTTCGACGCTTTCAGCGAGATGAATAGCCTTACCAAGTACGACCTCACCACGGGCGCTGGTCAGCGTGGGGCGCGTGTCTCTCTGCGCCGGATCGAGATGGCGCTCGATCAGCTCGTGGAGCAGACGCGGGAGATGCGGGAGTTCATCAAGCACATGGAAACGGCTATCGAGTAACGCCAGTTTTCTTCTCGTAAGTCCTGAGCCCGCCAATTCCGAGCAGCCCCGACACGACGACCCACAAGAACTCCATGTCGATGTCGGGCAGCGCGGGCCAGCCGTTGATGAGCGCCACCCACGTCAGCAGCGGCTTTGCGACGCCGACGTAGGCGAACGCCGTACCACCCACCCAGCCGAAGAACGGACGCCAGCCT